CGGATGACAAAAACAACATTAAAACAAACTTCGCACAGGCGCACAATGAATACGTCGAATTATACTTCGCAACCGGACTGGTGGGAATATTACTCGGATTATCCTTTCTTGCCGGAAGCATTATACGTGGCATCAGGCAAGCCGATAAGATACCGGTTCTCTGTCTTATCGCGTCCGCTTCAACGGCTATATTCTTTTTTACGTGGCAAATTGCACCGCTTGCAGTCATAACACTGCTATCATTATCAGCCATACACAGCAAAGGAGGTCTCACACAATGAAGAAACTATCATCAATATTATTAATATTATCGGTTCTGTTGCTGCCCTGTCTGATAATGGCAGCAGGGACGGCAACGCAGACATATGCGCCGGTATACTCAAGCGAAGGGCATACTAACCTTGCAACCTTGACTTTTAGCTGGACATCGGATGCAACAGGAGACGTAATATCAACGACCAGTACAACTATAACAGACCAGATAGCGGGTAAATATGTTGTCATGGCCGTTACAAGCCCGGACACAACCGCTCCGACGGCATCTTATGACATTACCATAACAGATGCGAACAACGCCGATATTATGGGCGGCAAACTGGCAGACAGATCGGCAACACTATCGGAGCAGGTAAGCCCTTACATCGGGGCATTATATGGCAATAGGCCGGTAGCAAGTACCCTGACGCTGAATATAAGCAACGCAGGGGACGCAAAAAAAGGAACTGTAATACTATACCTTTCGAGATAGGGGGACACGCTGATGACTGAACACGTAATGCTGACTGTTTTATCCGTGCTGGTAACAATCACAATCGGCCTTGTGACGCTTCTTATCGGCTTTATGCGATCCGGCAAAAATGAACTGTTGGCCAAAATCGATAAAATGTGCATGGAAAACGAAAAAGAGCATAACGAAATGTGGGAACGCGTTAATCACCATTTCCACAACGGCGGCGGCAACGTGGTAATCCCGACAGCGATTAAAGGGGGACATCAATGACAATCCCGCGCGGATTCAGGAATAATAACCCCGGCAATCTCCGAGAATTAAAGGGCGACAAGACACAATGGCAGGGTGAACGGTCAACGGACGATGATGCCGGATTCGAGGAATTTGAAACAATGGAGCACGGTCTACGGGCGATGATTGTTGTGTTGCGGACATACATCAAGCGGAAAGGGCTTGACACGATAGAGAAAATCATTCCTGTCTATGCGCCTTCCGTAGAAAATGATGTTGAAACGTATATACAGGTTGTATCCCTTCTGTCAGGACTCCAAAGGGATGCGGTAATAGACTTCACTTATGAGGATATGCACAGACTGGTGCACGCGATGGTTTATCACGAGAATGGAAGGGCATTGCCAAGCGGTGTATTTGATAGGGCGTGGGCGATGTTATTCCCAAAATCAAAGGAGGCAACAACATGATTTTCACGAAAGCATTATCGTTCATTAAGGGGATTTTAGGCAGCGCAAGCGTAATTACACCTATACTGGCACTCTTCGGCGTGGCAATTCCTCCGGCGGCAATGGCAGTAATTCCTCTTGTAATCGGCCTGATGGGTCAAGCTGAAGAAGCACTGGGAGATGGAACGGGTCCCGTTAAGAAGGCGGCAGTTGAGGCCGGGGCGGTAGCCTTTGTCGAGGGTATGCAGACCGTATCAACAGGCGGGCAAAAAGAGACATGGGAAAGCATAACCCCTGAAACCGTGAGTGTATTGATTGACACAATAGCAACGGTGGCAAACGGCATTAGCAAGGTATCCGGCGGCAATCCTGTATTTGATGATAGCCAGTTTGAAATCAACAAAATGAACGCAGGGGCATAAGCATGTGTCTATTTCACAAATGGCTAACAGTTGTTGATGCAGACCATGACATTTGTAAAGGGTGTTTTAAGGAGCCGCATCAAGTACCTGAACACTTGAAAAAAGAATATCCGAAGGGGTGGTGCACTCACAGCTTTAAGGTTTGTGTTAAATGCGGCAAGGCCGTTGGATATGGCAGCCACGGTAAATTGACGGTTATCCCTGATACGTGCAAGAAGCAGATTGCAAGTATGAAGGAGGCTTAATATGGAATGGATACAGGAAAACTGGTTTACAGCAGCAGTTATTTTATACGCAGCATTCAGCGAAATAATAGGTATGAGTCCGCTCAAGGACAACAGTATTGTTCAGATCGTTATGTCTGTTTTAGGCCGGATATTTAAAAGGAAATAGCCCATGAACGTAGTCCTTAAAACTGCGCCGGTATTAGAGCCTTTGACACTTGCAGATTTGAAGCTGCACTTAAAGCTCGACTCCGAAACTTTCGACAGCAACCTTACCTTGACGCAGTGCCTTGCCTACGGGTCTAAGGCCATTGCGAACAACTACACTACGCATGTGGGAACAGCAGTTGAGGTAATAGGCAAAGAGGCAGATGTGCTTATCCATCATGGCACAAATGGTGCAACGGGCACGGTTGACACCAAGATTCAAGAATCCGATGACGGCACGACATGGACGGACTGGACGGGCGGCGCATTTACTCAGGTCACAACGGCAAACGACAACACAGACTATAAGAAACAATATACCGGCACAAAGCGGTATATCAGAACAGCCTCAAAAGTTTTGCTTGCGGCCTGTGAGTTCGGCACTTCTGTGCTTGTCAATGCGGCAACAACGGCAGAGGATGACCTTTTGACAGCTATTATTCAGGCAGCAAGGGAATATGTGGAGGACGTAACCAGAAGAGCATTATTGACTCAGACCTGGTATTACTACCTCAATGAGTTCCCCTCCGACAAGGATTACATTGTGTTGCCTTTCGGGAACCTGCAAAGTGTGACCTCGATAAAATACAAGGACTCAGACGGCACGGAAACAACAATGACCGTTACAACCGATTATCTTGTTGAAACCAACGGCGAAGGGTACGGGCGCATTGTATTGCCCTATGGTGGTTCATGGCCTTCTGCAACTCTATACCCCTCAAACCCAATTATCATTGAATTTGTTTGCGGGTGGACGGCGGCGGCAAATATCCCAAGCAAGATAAGGACAGCAGCGAAAATGATATGTTCGGATTTATATGAAAACAGAGAGGCGCAGATAGTCAACCCGACAATGGAACCTTATTCAGTCAACAAGACAGTGGCTGCTTTACTTACAAGCTCGATATTATGGAAGGAGTTTGATTGATGCAGATCGGTGATCTCAGACATAGTGTGACGATCCAATATCCCACGCGGGTAGCGGATGGCGCAGGCGGCTTCACCGTGACATGGGCTACAGCCGCCGAGGTATATGCAGCAATTTGGCCAATATCGGCAAAGGAAACCGTTCAGGCGATGGGGCAGGCAATGACCATCACTCACAGGATAAGAATGCGCTACAGGGCAAATATCCGCTCAAGCTGGCGCATTAAGCACGGCAACAGATATTACAATATTGTGTCGATTATCAACCCGAATATGGAAAGGAAATGGCTTGATATACTTGTGAAGGAGGCGGCATAAATGAACAACCTTTTGTCCGCCATAATGACTAAACTGTCCGGTTCAGCACTCTATAACGACGTGGGCGGGCGCATATTTCTCGATGAAGCTCCGGAAGGCACAGAATTCCCTTATGTCGTTTTTTTTATTGTGTCGGATGTGCCAGAAAAGACATTCACCGAAGATTTTGAAAACATAATTATTCAGTTTTCCCTCTTTTCTGCATCGGCAGGGGTTACGGAAATATCCACTATGTATAATGACCTGACGGCGGTGCTCGATGAATGTAGCCTAACCATTACAGGTTACACCCATATATGGATGAACCGGCAAAACCTTACAACAATGGTTGAAGAAATTACAGTGCAATCCGCTGTGGCAACTGTGAAGCACTGGGCGGTTGACTACGATATAAAAATATCACTTGATTAAGGAGGTTTTTTGAAATCAATCATTATCCCCGTATTCAATCAGCACGACATGACAAATGAATGTATTTATGCCGTCATGGAAAACACGCAGGACTATGAAATCATTGTTGTTGATAACGGGTCCAACCCCCCATATAAACCGCCGTTTACCGGCTTTGCCGATTGCCTGATTATTAGAAACGAAGAGAACATGGGATTCCCGGCAGCAGTCAACCAGGGCATAAAGCAAGCAAAAGGGGACATTATCATATTGCTAAATAATGATGTAATCGTAACCCCAAAATGGGCGGACATGCTCGAAAAAGCACTTAATGAATATTCTATTGTCGGGCCTACAACAAATTATTGTGCAGGTCTGCAAAAGATAGCCGTCGAGTTTTACGGCGACAAAAACGATCTCAATAAGGTAGCTCAGGGACAAACAGAAGAATATGGCGGAGAAACCCAAGCTGTTAATTGGGTAATAGGCTTCTGCATGGCATTCCGTAAATCGCTTATAGATGAAATCGGGTATTTTGACGAAAGTCTTTGGCCGTGCTGCGGCGAAGAAATAGATATGTGTTTGCGTGCCCGTCAAGCAGGCCACAATGTAGGCATTGTCCTCGGGTGCTTTGTCCATCACGAAGGATCACAGACTTTTATCAATATGGAAGGCATTGACTATAAAGACATATGCTTCAAGAATGAGCGGCACCTTAAAAAAAACTGGGGTAAAGATTGGTTTAAACAGGAATTAAACGCAAGCCCCACCCCTCAAGGTCTTTGTTTGAACTTGGGTTGTGGGTACAGGCACCTTGAGGGGTTTGTCAATATCGACAATAGGCCCGATGTGTCCCCCGATATGGTTTGTGACGTTATTTACGGATTACCGTATGACGATAATTCCGTTGATATGGTAAGGGCAGACGATTTCCTTGAACATATTCCCATAGGGCATGTTGTTCAGGTGATAGAAGACATTTACAGGGTGTTAAAGCCCGGCGGGGTGTTCGAGAGTTCAACCCCTTCCACAGACGGACGCGGGGCATTCCAGGACCCGACGCATGTATCGTTTTGGAACGCTAATTCATGGCTTTATTATTCTGAACCGGCTTACAGAAATCTTTACGGTATTAAAGCGGATTTTGAGATTGTCAGCATTGCCGATACCGAAGCGGATCCGGCATTGATGATAATCCATACCCATGTCATAGCAAAGAAAAGATAAGGAGGCAGGCATGTTTGAAGAACTTATTGAAGAGACAAAACAACTGGAATACAGCAAAGATGACACGATACTTATTAAAGTTAAAGGTCGCATACCCGCTGAAATGGCGAAGGCTATCGAAAATGATTTTCGTGACAAGCTGCCCGAAAACATCCGGCATAGTGTCGGGGTTATAGTCATCGATTCAGATGCAGATGTCGAGATCATAAAAAGGGCTATCCATGAAGATAAGCAATTTTAAACTTGGTATTGCAATCCCTTTGACATTCCCTTTTGTCCCGGCGGGGTTTTTTTACTCTTTTGCCGTCATGGACAGGCCGAACTACATCTTCATGCACCAGGACAACGGCCCAATAGACGCATTAAGAAACAACCTCGTTGAACAGGCATTAACCGAAGGGTGCAGCCATTTGATTATGCTGGACACCGATATGGAATATCACCGGGAGACTATCCCGCGTCTTTTGTCTCACAGATTGCCTATTGTCGGGGCATTGTGTTACAGGCGATATCCGCCCTTTGACCCACTTATGCTTAGAGGTTCGCCGGTTGAAGGCTATGAAAGCGTGGATAAATGGGAGGATGGCGAACTGGTTGAAGTAGATGCAACGGGCACAGGGTGCTTGATGTTTGACACTCAGATATTCCGTAAAATGCCTGCGCCCTGGTTTAAATTCAGGCCAAACCCCAATAACAGTATTGGCGGGGTAATAGGTGAAGACATAGGCTTCTGTTGGGATTTAAAGCAGGCGGGGTACAGAATATTTGTTGACACTACTGTGCCGTCAAATCACTTGACCACTCTGGCAGTGAATGACAGCACATACAGACTTTACAAATCTATGAAGATGAAACAGAGGGAACATGCTATTGCACGAGCACTAAGCAGCGGCAATGAAATACAATAAAGGAGGTAACGCAAATGGGTACAAGAGCAACGGTATTAAAAGGCGAGTTTATGAAGGTGACTGTCGGCACCAATAAGGTGCTGGGTGCGGGTAGATATTCGATTAGCGGCTTAACCCGAAGGACACAGGATATTTCTGAATTTGGCGATGACATTGATGTATTTGACTTTTTAGGGGCTGACGGCGGCACAATCAGCATAAGCGATGCTTTGTATGATCCGACTGATACCACAGGGCAGGCATTGCTTGATTCGGCAGCATTAAACGCCTCAAAATTCGGCAGCGGTGATCTGAGGTTCTATGTCAATTCAACCTCATACCGGACAGTGGCAAGCGGCGGGCATATCCTTATTACAGGCGCATGCAAACTTGATTCAGAAAGAAACGGCCTCGGCAAATGCAGCTTTGAAGGCAAGGTATCCGGCGGCGCAATGGTGCTTGTATAATAAGGGGGCTATATGATTTTTGACATTGATAAACAAAATGAAGGCGAATGGTTCACATATTTTAAAAGCCGCGTGAACGAAAAAGGCGAAATAGAATATGACGAACCGGAACCCAACGCTGGTCGGATATGCGTAAGAAGCATTACCCCGAAACTCGAAGAGTTGCAGGCGAGCAGAAAGCGCAAGCATGAGTTTGTGTTCAATCCCTCCACGCGCTCGATGGAAAGGGTAGGCTATTATGATGAATTGCCGCCCGAAGAAGTGAGAAAGCGAAGCGATGACATTTGGGACTATGCCATAACCTCATGGGAAGGGTTGTTTAACGCTAAAGGCAAACCCATTGAATGCAATAGAACAAACAAACTTAAATTGATGGCCATACCTGAGTTTGACAGGTTCATCGGGCGTTGTTTGCAGATGCTTGGCGATGCAAGCGTAAAGGCCAAAGAGGAACTCGAAAAAAACTGATTGACTGGGTAGAGTGGGTGGACGAATATGCCGCCACTTGCCCAGGGTGTAAAGACATGTACGCAAGCAGAACCCCCCCGGAAAGTCCCCCTTGTGAGGCTTGCCGGGTTGAACTTGCAGTAGAGAATGAAGAAACAGCGGCGGTGTATATGGCAACGAGACGTCAATATATTACAGCGGGGCAAAACAATGTACCGGTGGATATATCCATTCCGGCTATCAAGATTGTCATGGATTTAAGGGGCGTTAAGGATCAAGAGTCTTGCCTGTCAAGGGTGCAAAGGGTGTGGCACCACTTCAACAATGAGAGGGGTGAGGAATGAGGGTGGCAAATTGGAACGCTGAAAAGGTCCTTACAAAAGCCGTTGCCGCCTCAATGGACAGGCTTGAAGAGATAGGCAATATAATAGCTGGTAAGGCTAAAACCCTTGTTCCGGTAGGCAAAGACAGACCGGCATACGGTAACGGCAAGGACTGGACAGCAAGGCAGGCAGGCGCATTAAGAGCATCAATAAGGGTTGTGAGGCTTCACGGAGATCCAAAAAAGAACGTCCGTGTTTATGCCGGATCGCGGAAAGTTTACTATGCCCGTTTTGTCGAGAAAGGCACGGTTAAGATGCGGGCAAGGCCGTTTTTAAGGCCTGCCCTGAATGCGAGCAAATCGGCGGCAAGGGCATTATTAAACAGGGGGTTGTAAATGGCTGAACAGCTTGGAAGCATCTTTGTTGAACTTGACCTTGACAGCTCCCGTTATCTAAAATCACAGCAGCAACTATTAAAGGATGCTACAACAACATCCCTGTCAATCGAGCAGAATTTTAGAAACCTCGGCATTAAAACAAGCGCAGAATATGACCTGATGAGGCAAAAGATTAGTAATTCTTATCAGGCAATAATGAATGACCACAAGGCCACGGCGAATGATATACTGCGTGCAGAAGAAGCCAAGAACGCAAAATTAAAGCAGTTGAATGAACAGCAGTATGGACACAATGAAACCCTCTTAAATAAGATGGGTAAAAATATTGAATCGACTTATAGCCAGATATTCGGGGCGTTAAGCCTTGCAGCGATAGGGCAGATGGCAAAGCAGACCATTGACGCATCCCTTGCAATGGAACGCATGACATTAACCATGAACTCTGCTATAGGCAATAGCAATGCGGCAGCAAGGGAATTACAATATGTCAGAGAGGAAAGCGAACGATTAGGGCTAAACCTAAATGAAACCACACTTGCATATGCAAAATTTTCAGCTTCTACCAGAAACACGGCTATTGAAGGGGAAGAAACGCGGCGCGTATTCTCGGCGGTTGCAGAAGCTACAACAGCGTTAAAATTGCCCACTGAGCAGGTAAACGGTGTATTCCTTGCACTGTCACAGATGATGTCTAAGGGTAAGGTCCAGGCGGAAGAATTACGCAGGCAGTTGGGGGATAGATTGCCGGGTGCATTCCAATTGACAGCCGATGCAATGGGGATAACCACAGCCGAATTAGACAAGATGCTGCAAGACGGCAAAGTGATATCAGCAGACGTATTGCCCAAACTCGCAACAAAATTGCATGAGACATACGGGGACGCCGCGATAGAGGCATCAAAAAGCGGACAGGCAGCAATTAACCGATTTAACAACGAAATGCTTTTGACTAAGGCAGCGGTGGGTGATGCGTTAATGCCTACTTTTACTAATCTGCTTGAAATGGTTAAAAACGGGATTCCTGTTTTTGCACAATTTACAGGCGGGTTCAAAATGACGGTTGTCGATATTGCCGCTTCCATCGATAAATATTCAGTTTATTTTAAAAATTTTACAACGTTTGCATTCGGCAGCCCGGAAGAAGTGGCGGCAGTCAAGGCTCAATTGTTAGACATAGAGAAAGTGGCGGAAAGCGCGAAAAAAGAAATATACGACAGCATGAACAAGGGTGTATCCTCTGCAAAAACAGCAGCCGAACTTGCAGCCGAAAAGATGAAAACAACTGCAAACGCGGCAAAGAACGCAATAAAGGACGTCAACAAAGAACAGCAGACCGCACTAAAACACGCCAATGAACAGATTGAAAAAGACCTCAATAAACTTACACTCACCGTTGAGGAACAGATACAGGAGCAGGCCGACAAATGGGAGAAACTCGGTGTTGACAGAACAAGGGTTGAA